TAAATCATTAGAAAGACCTTGTTTATTAACTTCTCTCTCTATGGCTACTCTTGCCCTTAATCTTAATACATCAGGGTCTATTATCTCATTTCCGACTTCATCAACATTTGATATTATGCTCTGTTCGCTCTCTTGAAAGTCCTCAATTAATAGGTTTCTTAATACTGTTGCAGCAGTGCCCAAAACAGGAATACGCTCTTGAGGCTCTAATTCAGGTGATAATTCTCTCCTTTGAGGTTGTTCTGCAAATACTCCTTTTTCCTCTAATTCGGGAGCTACTTCTTCTTGGAGTTGTGTTTCTTGTTCTCTTTCTTCTTGAAATTGCTCTCTTTTTCCCTTTAATGCTGCTTGAGATACGTCAAACTCTTGTTTAGATTGACCTTTAGGGTCTACTCTAAAACCTTTAATATCTTGTTCTGTTAACTTTCTTCTACTTGTAACTGTGGTTTTAGGAGTAATCTCTCTACGTTCACCATTTACGACTCTAGTTGGTTTAACTTCTTTCTTAACTTCTTCTTCTTTCTTCTTCTTCTTTGGTGGCATTTTTTACTCCTATTTTATAGCATCTCTTAAACCGTATGCTCCGAATAATGTAGATAGTACTTTAATAACTTCTACAACTAAAGCATCGCTTGAATTAACTCCTAATAGTTGTGCTAATACTATTATTCCAGCTAATCCAAATCCGATTAAAGTTTTACTTTTTAATATTGATTTTTTCATTTTTACCTCCCGTTACCTATTAATTTATCGATTTTATTAACTAAATGTTCTAATACTATATGTTGTTTATTAATTAATTTTCTTAAATCTATATAGATTAATAGAAATGCAGCTATTGGAAAACCTACTGTTGAAATAGCATATAAAACGTCCATTATTCACCTACTCCTGCCTCAACATCATTAGGTTGAAAACCTGTTTGAACGGTGTTCTTCTGTTCATCCTCTTGCATTGTATTACTCAATGAGGCAGGTCTATTAAATTTAATCTTAATTGCTAATTGGTTAAACAAATCATTTTCTAATAACTTCTGTTCTCTTGTATATATTGGCTCAAAGGTCAAATACCCTACTTTACTAGCTGCTTCTGTGAAGTTCTCAGATGAAGCTATAACTCTAGGAATACCCACTGCTTGATAGAAAAACCCCTCTAAATACCTAATCCACTCTTGAGTATCCAAATATGTAATCTTAGCGTCAGGGAATGAGGTATTACCTTTAGGCACAAGCAAAACTTCCCCGCTCTTAATAGCTGTTTCGTACTGTTGTCTCAATATTGTTAACTTACTTGTATTATCTTCATCAACTTCTATAACTCTAATAGTAGAACGGTGATGTACTCTCCTCTTATCAGTCATAGCCTCGTTTCTAGCATCAATTACCCATTGACAAGCCTCAACAACTGAAACACCGTGTATTTCATCGCCTATTCTATCATTACAAAGGTGTAATATGTCAGTTGTTTGAAAAGTCTTGTTAATTGACTTTCTAAATCTGTCTAACTGTTCATATCTAGTAATAATTCCATCTTGCCCCACTACAATCCTCATTCTACTAGGATTTAAAGGTTTTAAGTTAATTAGTGTACCTGTTTCAGAATTTCTTATAATTTCGGCAAAAGCATCTCCGTTTATCTTCTTAACAACTATCATATTCTCTAAAATAGACTGGAAACTATCTTCTCCCCATCCTGTTAGCTTGTTTATTACAGTTTCAACAGAAGCATCTGCTTGATATCCTTTTCCTACTGTCCAAATAGCCAAAGCATCAACAGCTTTCTTTAACTCGGGAATAGTCCTATAATACCCATTATATTGAGTCCAATATGGATTATCCCATGTATTCTCTTTAATATCTTCTACTGAGTCAAGTTGTTTAGTGCTTACTGAGAAGTCCTCTATGTTTGTGTCTAAATTCGTTGTTGTTGTACTGCCTATGTCTGTATCTGCCATTATATTGAGGTCTTTATAGGTAACCTAAACCTTAATTGTGTTGAAGTGTGATCATCTGTTGGGAATACAGTTGAAGTTCTCTCTATTGGGTCATGTCCTAAGTATATCTCTATATTTGATGTTGAAGCTGTTGTTTTTGCCCATATTTCTATTGTTAAGCGTAATGTTTGACCTTTTTGAAATCTTGTTCTAGGAAAATCAACTTGAACTGCGTCTAAATGACTTTTATTTGTTCCTGTGGATGTACTTGAGCCTACACCTTGAGCATTAACTATTTCTGTCTCAGTTGACCCGTCCCATTTCCTTATCCTTACTATACTATACCATTCTGCTGTCTGACTTGCGGGAGTTATAGCTGTCGGAATATTTGCAAAGAATTGACCGTCAAAAGTTGTACTTTTAGTTATTTCAAGGTCGAAATCAATATCAACTTCTTTTCCGAATGTTGTATCTACTGCTACCGCACTTGTTACTGTTTGGATAGGGTCTGAATTGTAATCTGCAACAGTAATAACTATAAAATTAGCTCCTGTGTTGTTTTTAGTACCATAAGCATCAATATAGGCAATTCCTTGAAATATATCAGTTGTACTGAATGATGCAAAGATTGGCTCGGTTACTGACCTAAAGAATTGTCTTACTTTTCCCATTTTTAAGGTGTTTGGATGCTGTTACTCTTAAAGTCTGATAAGGCCTTAATATTAACATCCTCAATATTTTTATTTAAATCCATAAGTGTTTGTGCTTCTTCTAAACTGTCGTATCCTGATGTATCCCAATTAATCACAGGTTGAGCAATAATAGAGCTTGCAGTATCGTTTAATACATTTTGAATATCTGTATCTAAGTCAGAATATTTAGAAACCCAATTCCGTCTTGTTAATGCAACTATTCTACCCTCTGCATGATTAGATAGGTTTGTCAAAGCTGCTCCACTACTAGAAATATCTGAATTAACCCCTAGTCCTGTCTTTGCTAATACTGCCCCGCTCGTAGTCAACGTCCAAACCATGTTAAATGTAACTAAACCATGTATTTAATCCTTTCTCTTTTTTAGCAAGCCAAGCTGCTCTTGTTAAACCCTCGACAATGTGGGTATACTTCCCAAATATCTTGACTTTACTAACTTTATTAGTTTCTTTCATAATCTCGAACTGAACAGACTTTAAACTTAATCTAATATCAGAATCATCTAAAAGATATAATTCTTTTCTTTCTAACATACTTCTTAGGTTATCATATAAATCTTCTTTGAATATTCTTTGTTTCTTCTTACCGTCTCTATCCATAGATATCTGTCTATTGTTCATAGGTATAATCTTCCTCTTAACTTGTGGATGTTGTAATAAATGGTCATATATAGAAACTCCTAATGTTCCTGCTCCTGCATCTATGCCTATCTTCCTACAATTCCATAACTTATCGTAATCTAAGATTAAATCCTCATTCTTAGTAGTTGTCAATCCTTTTCTTACAATATTCTCAACATGAAACCATTTACCCCTTTCATTATCCTGTATAATCTCAATAGTTGTTTCATCTCCCCCTAGTCTTGCAATATCACATCCCATATACTTGTTTAATATTGGACTCTTTCCCTCTATTCTCTTTAGGTTACATACTTGTTCTATAAGTTCATCTGAGAAGAATTGTTGTAAATCATCTAAAAATAAGCCCATATACTCCTGTCCATACTCTAACTCACCCATGTCTTTCTTTTCATCTTCTAGGAATTTGATTGCCTTTGTTCTTTGTTCATCTGTCCAAGTATCGCTTATATGTCTATCTCTTATTACATTCTCACTCGATTTATGCCATATTCTAAATCTATTATTCCTATTTAAGAAAGACTCATAGAAATAACCCTTTTTTCCAAAAGGTGTAGAACACATCCATATCTGGCCTGCTGTTGTAAGTAGAACGGGTTTTCCTGCTGTAAAGGCTAATTCAGGCATTCTACTACCTTCATCTATTATTAACACATCTCCTGTAAATCCTCTTATTGCATCTCCTGTATTACCTACAGGTCTTGCTATTGCTTGAGACTTATTCTTTAATGTTACTCTATTTTGAGTAGGTTTATACTTTCCTCTTGCTATCTCTTTCTTATAATGTTTTTCAATATAATCTAATATCATCACTATTATAAGCTTGGCTTGGTCTTCTGTTAAGCTAACTATTATAATCTTAGAACCTTTATTCCTTATTAGGTGTTCTCCTGCCTTTCTCGCCATTATGGTAGTTTTACCTACTTGTCTGCCTGTGCAAAGAAGAAAGTCTCCATTATAGTTTAAGACTTCTCTTTGCCATGTATCGAGTATCATATTATATTATTA